ACAGTATAGGTGCAAGGCTTAAAAACGTCAGCACCGTAGAAACAACAGGAGAACAATTAGAAGCATTATTATGAAACTAACTGATACAACCGCTAACGCTTTAACGACAACCTCATTTGTAGGGGCTTTCAGTAGCATTGCCACAACTTGGAATCCGATCATCTCCGCAATCGGTGGTTTGATCGCAATAGTTACGGGCTTACTTGGTGCTATTTACTACATTAAAAAACTACGCAAATGATTGACCGCATATTTAAAAATTGGAAATCCACACTCTTAGGACTTGGAGTTATGGCTGTAGGCTTTTTACTCGTTTGGTTTGAAAAAGCAACATTAACTGAGTTTACGGCATTTATTGGTGGAGGTTTACTACTTTTATTTTCAAAAGATGGCAAAGCAGCAGATTAACTTATTTAAAGCAAAGCCTAAGAATAAACTTAGAAGGCACACCAAACACAAGAATAAACACAAATCAAGTAAACCATATAACGGACAAGGAAGATGACAGAATTTGCAAGAATAAACTTTGCTGAAAGCAAGATACCTGTTTTCAAAGAAAATAAGGCAAAGAACTATATCACTTACGGTACGGACAACAAGTACCCACAGATGTTAATTGACCTTTACAACTCTTCTCCAAAACACGGGGCGTTGGTATCTCAAAAGGCTCAATACATCGCAGGTGACAAAACAGAGGTCATAGCAAACAACACAGAGCAACTAACAATTGCAAACGATAGACTTGCTTCAATTAACTCTTATGAGTCCTTTGATGACGTTAAAAGCAAGATTGCTGCTGACCTTGAACTATTTGACGGATTTGCGTTGGAAATTATTTGGAATAAGGCAAAAACTTCCATAGCTGAGATTTATCACTTGCCCTTTCAAAATGTTCGTATTTCTTTGGACGGTCATTATTGGTATGCTGAAGATTGGAACGACAGAAAAATAGAACCAATTTACTACTACTGCTGGAATCCCATCACTCGTGAGAATAAGCAGTTGTATTATTTTAAGATGTACAAAGCAGGTCAAGGTGAATATCCTACTGCACCCTACCAAAGTGCTTTAAAATACATCGAAATAGACACGGAGATTGCAAATTTTCATCTTAATAGTATAAAGAGTGGTTTCTCTGCTCAAACTCTCTTACAACTCTTCAAAGGCGTTCCAACACCTGAAGAGATGCGTCAGACTATTAAGAGATTCAAAGAGAACTTTAGCGGCACAGATAATGCAGGTTCAATAATTATTCAGTTTAACGATCCTAACGAAACTCCGTCTGTCGTTAACAACTTAGCACCGTCAGACTTTGACAAGCAGTTTGACCTTTTAAACCAAACTGTGCAGCAAGAAATTTTGATGGCACATCGTGTGACATCTCCTATGTTATTTGGTATCAAGACCGAAGGACAACTTGGTGGGCGTTCAGAACTTATTGAGGCTTACGAGGCTTTTCAGACAGCTTACATTGAGCCACGTCAAAACCAAATGGACAGAGCTTTGACTTCTATTTTTAAGTTTATTGTGCCTGTAACCATAAAAACTAAAAACAAGCCTCCAATCGGTTTAGATTACATCCAACTATTTGAGAAAGGAATTATTTCACAAGCTGAGGCACGTAGAGAGTTAGGCATGAGCGACACCGTTGCAATGTCTTCACAAAGTAATTGCAATCACAATCCTTTCGGTTGGGACGATGACAAAGACCTTGCAGTATTTGAGCAATTCGGAGAGTTGGCTTCTAAATTTGAAAAAGTCCCTTTTGATTTTGCCTCTGCTCTTGAGTTAATCATTCTGCAGTTTTTGAACGGAAACACAGAGTTAACTCTTCAAGACCTTGCTAACAACATTAAGCAAGATGCTGATAAAGTAGCGGAGGCAGTAACCAAACTAATCAATGAAGGCTTAATTACCTCAGCAGACAACATTTTAAACGTAACTGAGCAAGGAACTAAGACGCTTGTTGACTCAGGTTTAGGCACAGAACTTTTAGTGCGTTATACCTACGAAAAAGCACCTGGAATAAGCGGATCAGAAATAATACCTACTTCAAGAGATTTTTGCAGAAGTTTAATCGCTTTAAATCGTGTGTACACTCGTGAAGACATCGATACAATTTCATCAAGAGTAGGTTACAACGCTTGGGAAAGAAGAGGCGGTTGGATGACGGTTAAAGGCTCTTCACCTGCTATTCACGTCCCTTATTGCAGACACATTTGGAAATCACAACTATTAAGAAGAAAAATCAATGGCTAACTTTGTATATTTCATTTCAGTTACCTACTTAAAGGATAACACACCCATCAACGAAAATCTTGATGATAAATTACTTAAAAGTGCTATAAAAGAGGCACAAGAAGTGTATATTCGTGACATCATTGGTAGCGGTATATATGATGAACTGCAGGTTCAAACTTTTAACGGTAACGTAACTGCTGACAATACGACTCTTTTAGACTCTTATATTGCACCTTGTTTGAAGTATTATACGCTCGTAGAGTCAATGCTTCCGATGACTTTTAAATTTTTAAATAAGTCCGTAAGTTCAAGACAGGCAGAATTCGCTCAACCTATTACTCCGCAAGAATTAACTCTAATAGAACAACGCTACAGAGACAAGGCAGAATATTACGCAGAGAGATTGCGAAACTTCTTAAAGGAGTATCCACAAATTTACCCTAAGTATTTAAATCCTGGTAGTGGCTTTGATGTTATCAAACCAAAAAATACTGCTTTGTTTGGTGGTATGTACTTACCCGGTAACAATGATGATTGCTTTTGAAACTATGACTTCCCCGAAGAATAAATGGCGGTTAAAAAACGAACAGAAACTAATTAAACTTTATGACGTTAAATCAGATTATCCAAAAAATTCAGACTCAAGCAGAGTCCCACAAAATGGTGGGAAAGTTCGCAGTAGGGGCTGACTTTGATTTTGCAGTTGAAGAGGTTAAATACTACCCTCTCGTTTGGTTAGTTCCTAACGGTTTTCAATTCAACACCGAAACAAGATTAGTCACTTACAACTTTGAACTTATGGTAATGGATAGAGCCTTTGAAAGTAGCTCTAACACTATCGAAGTGCTTAGTGATAGTGCATGTATTATTTTAGACATTGTCACACTTCTTAGAAGAAACGTGACTGAATCAGACTTTGAACTTATTGTAAATGCAGCAGCAGAACCATTTTTTGATAGCAGCACAGACGTTGTTGCTGGTCATTCTATTAGTATTAGCGTTAACACGCCCTACCTGGAATCCTACTGTGACATTCCAACCTGATACGAGTAGGCTAATCATAATCAGAGAAATCTATGAGATTGAAAAAAAGCACGACAGTATTTACAAGGTGTTTGCTGATAGCATTACTTCTGTTCACACCACAGAAAGTCTTCTCTCAATACTCCGACAGCACGATAAAAGAAATTAATTTGCGTCTGTTAGAACTTCACAAATGCCGCCAAAAACAGCAAAAATATATAGTTTTGGCGAGTTTAGATAGTGCCACAATTCAAGAGCAGCACACCCAAATAATCAAATTAAAGAACGACAACTTTGAAATAAAAGGTGAACGAAATAGGTACAGAGATTTTTGTATAATAAGTTGGTCTGTTTTGATTTTGTCTATATTACTATGAAAATGCAAGACATAGTTTATCACTACATTGAGAAGTATCCTGACCACCCAAAAAGAACTTTAGCTAAAATAATACTTGAAGAAAATCCAACTATTGGCACAATTGAATCTATAAGGAGTAGTATTAGACACGTTACTGGATCTATGGGAGTTAAAAGCTTTAAATACGCAAAAATGCACACGAAATCTACCATACAAGAAGGTTTGCAAAAACTTAAAGTGCAATCTCACAACAAAGAGATGCAGAATGTTCATTTAGGGCAAGGACGCTATTTAATTCTATCAGATATACATATTCCTTACCACGATGAAGACGCTTTAACTACAGCTTTAGAATGGGGTTTAAATAACGACGTTGACTGCATTGTTCTTAATGGGGATGTTATGGACTGCTATCCCGTTAGTTCTTTCATTAAAGAAGTTGGTATGCCATCTTTACGAGAAGAGATTGAAATGACTAAAGCGTTTTTTACTTACCTGAGAGAGTTATTCCCTGAGATTGTTATTTACTATAAATTAGGAAACCACGAAGAAAGGGTAAGAAATTATTTACTTCGTCAAGCAAAAGAGTTTAGCGACGTTGACAATTTAAAGTTTGAAAATTTGCTTTCTTTGAGTGAGTTTAAAATTGAGTTGGTTAACAGAGAGATTATAAAGTTAGGCAAGTTGAACGTCTTGCACGGTCATGAGATGGGAGAAAGTGTTTTTAGTCCTGTTAACCCAGCAAGAGGAATGTTCTTAAAGGCTAAATCATCTACTATCTTTGGACATAATCACCAAGTTTCACACCACTCAGAGAACAATATAAACGGAGAATCTACGGGTGTTTGGTCAATGGGTTGCTTGTGTAGTTTGTCACCTGATTACAGACCATATGCCTATACTAAATGGTCACACGGCTTTGCTTGTGTCGATGTCAATGAAGATTTGACCTTTCACGTCAATAACATGAAAATCATTGAGGGCAAAATAATATGAGAGTAAAAGTAAACTTTGTTTTTCAAGAAGACCAGGTAGATCCAATTTACAAAAAGTTGGGTTTAGAAATGGATGCAGACGCTTTTGAGATAGTTGAAGAAGGCTGGTTAGACCTTAATCATGTCATCGCGGCGTCAGAATTTTACGAATTAACACAGGTATATTGCACAGGTGGTCACACTTTTTTAATAGATTTGCCTTTATTAGAATTTGAAGCACTATGGACGTAGTTAACAAACCAGCACACTATCAGGGTAAAGTAGAGGCTATAGATGCTATTGAATCAGCAATGACAAATGAAGCATTTAAAGGTTATTTACACGGTAACTGTCTTAAGTATCTTATGCGGTATACTCGTAAGAATGGACAGGAAGATTTGCTTAAAGCACAATGGTATCTCAACAAACTTATTGAAATCAATGGCAAGAATAGAACTCTCTAACATAGACTACATCCTAAAGTGGGAAGGTGGTCTAAGTAAGCACAAAGCTGACACAGCATCAAGACACCCAGTTCCTGACGGAAGCGGATATCACACCAACAAAGGAATCACTTGGATGGTTTGGAAGGGAATTTTCGGAACTACTACCGAGTCTATTGAATCTTTCTACAAGATGCCTAAAGACAAGTGGATTCAAATCTATCAACGCTATTGGGACGGATTAAATTGTACTAAAATCGAATCTCAGATAATAGCTGAATTTTGGGCTGACTTTGCATGGGGTTCAGGTATAGGCGGTGCATCACGTCAATTACAGCGTTTTATCAATTCTCACGGCTTTAATTTGAAAGTTGATGGTAAGGTAGGGCAATTCACAATAAGTGCCTTAAATAGCCTTATTGAGCGTCACGGTGAAAAGTGGGTTTTTGAATCTTGCTACTCTTGGAGAGTTCACTTTTTACAAAGCCTTACTTCATTCAAAGATTTTGGCAAAGGTTGGATAAATAGATTACAAGACTTCTATATTTACGCACAGAGACAGTGGCAACCTTAGACGACATAGGGAAAAAGTTTAGTGACTTTAATCCTGCTGGTGACAAAGGGATTCAAGGCATTCTCCAAAATTGGGGCAATGAACTGATATCTAAATTTCGTGCTAATCTTCAGAAAAATAAATCTCTTGCATCTCGTAGACTTTACTCAGAGATAGAGCCTGACATTTCACCAACGAAAACAGGCTACAGTCTGCAGATTAAAATGCTTGACTATTACAAGTGGATAGAGGACGGTAGACCACCAACAAATACTAAAACACCATCTAATCCAACGCTTCAAAAATCTATTGAGCAATGGATCATAAATAAAGGAATCCAAACACGCACTTCCAAAAATCAATCACGAGCTGAAACGGTAAAGAGCCTTGCTTATGTAATCGCAAGAAAGATTCACAGGAAAGGAACTAAGGCAAGACCGTTCATTTCTCCTGCATTGAATGACAAGATGTTGCAGACTCTTTCTGATAGAGTAGGCAAATATATCGCTGATTCTTTAGCGTCATAGTTCTGTCAATAAAGAAAAATATTTTTCTATTATGGAAATTTATTTTATCTTTGTGGTATGGAACTACAAGAAATCATAAATCTTATTAAAGTAAAAAGAAAGCACGGACTCGTTAAAAGAGTATCCGAGCAAACAGGCGTTTCTATGCCTACCGTTAGAAAGTATCTTGACGGTGACGTTATTAACCCAAAGGCTATGTTGGTTATTAAAACTGCACTAGAGGAGGTTTCAAAATGAAAGTAGAAGTAGACGTTTACGTTTTTGAAAAAGAGGTTCAGATTCAATTTGACGAATCTTTTACGTTCACTTATGACAGATACGAAGTAGAGCAGTTAATTGTAAAAGAGTTCTACAACGAATTTGAAGAGATTATTCATCGTGATGAACATAGCAATCCTTACGAGCCTGATTTCTCCGTAGAGTTGGAATATATCGACAAAAACAGACTATATAGAATAATTCAAGAAAACTTATGAAAACATCAGAAAAAATCACAAATCTAACTAAGGCAATGTTTTGCTTTCAGACCAAAGTTTCAGCAGTTAAGAAATCTGCTAACAACCCACATTTTAAATCAAAGTACGCTGACCTATCGGCTATTCTTGAAGTAATTAATCCTATTATGATAGAATGCGGTCTACTGGTTACACAACATCCAAACGAGGATAGTCTTGTAACTACCGTTTACCACGCTGAGAGTGGCGAATGGATGCAGAGTGAACAAGTTCTAAGAATGAAAGATTTGAACAACCCTCAGCAACAAGGCTCTGCAATTACATACGCAAGACGTTATGCCTTAGCTTCTATATTTAATCTCAATCAGGAAGACGATGACGCAAATAGTGCCACAGGCTATCAGGTCAAAGCAGTAAAAGAAGAAATGACACCTAAACACCCATTGTGGAAAAAGGCAGTTGACCATATCGCAAAAGGCGGTTCTATTTCTGACGTGACTGACAAGTACATTGTAAGTGCAGATAACATTGCTATTTTGACCGCTACTAAATGAATGATTGAAAACGGATGGAAATTACAATAACACAACAGGAAGAACTTTGGCAGGAGGCGAGATTATCTCGCTTTACTGCCTCTGAGATACACAAATTAATGGGAAGTTCTCGCAGCGGAGATACACTAAGCAAGACTGCTGAGACTTTCGTCTATGAGAAAGCAGCGGAGATTCTCACAGGTCAGCGAAAGGCAATTTTCGGAGATGCTCTTGAATGGGGTAAGAACTACGAATCATTCGCATTCCATTATTTTTCGCTAATTACCTTTGAAGAGTTTACCTACTACGGTGGAGAAACTTATGTTTTTATACCATACGGAGACCATAGCGGATATTCTCCCGACGGTTTGAGCAAAGATGCTATCTTAGAAATTAAATGCCCTTACAACTCTGCTATTCACCTGAAAAACTTTACTATCTACGATGCCGATAGTTTAAAGGCTTTGCACCCAGAGTATTATTGGCAAATGCAACTCGGAATGATTGCAGCGGATTTAGACAAAGGTTACTTTGTTAGTTACGATCCAAGAATGCCGCAAGGCAAAGTCATTCACGTTGCAGAAATAGAACGCCATTTAGTCCAAGACGAGATAGACGAGAAGCTAAATGCTGCTGTAGAGTTGTTGAATAATGTCATCAGATTGTAATTATATTTACAATATTGAAAAAATATTTTGCATTTAATGAAATTAGATATATTTTTGAACCATGACACAACACCACTATTTTCAAATTGTATGTATTCTATTCTTTGCAGTAGCATACTTACTATGGTATCTTGCCATTAAGATACAAGAGTTTAACCAAGAGCAAAAAGAAGCTGAGCCATTCCAAGAGCAGGAAAGACCTTATGTTGATCCTGCTCACTTTAACGAGGTAATGAAGCACCAGGCTAAAGTTAGAAAAACAATGTACAGAGGAAAAAAATCATGAAACACTTACTATTATCAACACCGCAGTACAATGCAGTAATGAAAAGCCATTTGCTGCATGGTAACATTGACTACTCACGTTATAATGATCCTGACTTTGGTTATGGTGGCTCAGCTGATTTTTGGGTTATATATTTAAAAGAACCAATGACACCTACATGGGCTTTTGATTTAGCATGGTACACAAAAAACTAAAAATCAAATAATATGCCTTGTCACTCAACAATGGGACCTTGTGAATGTAGTAGTTGCAGAAATGCACATTATTCATACGGAGAATTAGATTCAATTGCGTATAACTTAAAAGACAATTATAAAGAAAAATACCCTATCAAAATGGAAGAATTAAAACAATTAGCAGAATTAAAAAAAGAAAATAACTTTTTAGAGGCGGCACTATGTGCTGTATTAAGCGAACTTGAAAAAACAAATTTATATAATAAAATTGTTCCAGAAGCAAATCAAAATGGAATGATAGACATTGATGCTTTTTGGATTATTCATAGATATAAAGATGAAGAGAGACTAAAATGTGAATTAGATAAATTTTCAGAACACGAAAAACAAATATTAAAAAAATTACTGACAAATGAATAAACAACAAACAGCAGTAGAGTGGTTGATTAATGAACTGCACAAAACAAGAGATTGGCAGCGAGTGATTAACGAGGTAAATCAAAGTAGTACGTCGGTTAGCGATGTAATTAAAGAAGCCAAAGAATTGGAGAAG